TGTTTGTACAACACCTGACTATCAATTGTTTACTAATACAACATCTAACTTTACAACAGACTTCATTTACCCACAAGAGTCTACCGAAAACTTAGAAGATACAGGTATAGATTCTAACTACACAGCAACTTATTACCCATGGATTTTAACAAGAGATACTGTTAATAATACTCAAATCTACTTACCACCAACCGCAGAGGTTGTTAGAAACTTAGCGTTAACTGATAACATTGCCTTCCCATGGTTCGCATCAGCGGGTTACACAAGAGGTCTTGTTAATGGTATTAAAGCACGTAAGAAGTTAACACAAGAAGATAGAGATATTCTTTATAAGGGTAGAATTAACCCAATCGCAACATTCTCAGATGTGGGTACAGTAATTTGGGGTAACAAAACAACCCAAATTAAAGAGTCTGCACTTGACAGAATTAATGTTAGAAGATTGTTGTTACAAGCTCGTAAGTTAATTTCAGCAGTCGCGGTTAGATTGTTGTTTGAACAAAACGACGACCAAGTAAGACAAGAGTTCTTAGACTCAGTAAACCCAATCTTAGATTCTATCAGAAGAGATAGAGGTTTGATTGACTTTAGAGTTGTGGTTCAGAACACACCTGAAGACTTAGATAAGAACCAATTAGTCGGTAAAATTTATCTAAAACCAACAAGAGCATTAGAATTTATTGATATTGAATTCTTAATCACTCCAACTGGAGCATCTTTTGAGGATATCTGATAATTATATAATGGGGGATACTTCGGTGTCCCCCATTTATTACTTTTAATTAAACGTTTAATAAAAATAAAAATATGGAATTTAAAAAGAAAGTTCTTAGAGAAGCACTAGAAGTTAAAAACAACGGTGTAAAAACTTATTCTGAAAAACCTCAGAATATTATTGTTACTGAATCTCAATTAGAAAGATTGATTGAAAAATTGAACAAGTAATATGAGTCTTAAAAAGATTATAAGAAGAAATCTTAATAACCTTAGGGAGGGTATAGAAGAAGGTCAACCTGATTTAAAGTATTATGCTTTTGATTGGGATGACAATATTGTTATTATGCCCACTCAAATTATGTTACAATCTGAACAAGGTGGTGAAGTCGGTATGTCTACAGAGGACTTTGCCGAGTACCGACAAAAAATCGGTAAAGAACCTTTTGATTACAACGGTGAAATGATTGTTGGTTATGCAGAAGACCCTTACCGAAATTTTGGTGTACAGGGTGATAAGAAATTTATCGTAGACTCCTTATTAGCTCAACCAGGTCCTTCATGGGACGATTTTGTTGAGTGTATTAATGGGGGTTCTATTTTTGCGATAATAACTGCAAGAGGACATACACCTACGGTTTTAAGAGACTCTATTTATAATTTTATTGTGACTAACCATAATGGTATTAGTGCGGAGTCTTTAATCCAAAACCTAAAAGAATACCGTGACTTATCGGGAGAGGTAATGAGAGATGACCAATTATTAATTAAAGAGTATTTGGACATGTGTAAATACCATCCTGTGACTTATGGTGAGGGGTCTGCTTCTAACCCTGAAGAAGGTAAAATAAAAGCATTAAGAGAATTTATTAACTATGTTAAGTATCAGAGCCGTAAACTAGGTCAAAAAGTATCATTTACAAATGATGTAACTAACAATTTTGTACCTCAAATAGGATTTTCTGATGATGACCCAGGCAATATTGAATCTATAAAGTCATTTCTAGAAAAAGAATATGAAGATGAAAAACCAGTTAAAACTTATTTAACAAAAGGAGGAGAGAAAAAAGAAGTTTAAATTTCTTAAGTCTGGATTCTAGTTAAGGATTTTACAATGAAAAAAGTAAAAGTAAAGAGAAAAAAGTTTTAACCTGATATTTATAATTAAATAAACACGAAAAATTTAAAACCAAAATACTATGGCTGATTTATTAATGAAAATGCCCGTCCCTTATGAACCAAAAAGGAAAAACCGATTTATATTGAGTTTCCCTTCTTCATTAGGTATTAACTCTTGGTACGTTGAGTCTACCTCAAGACCTCAAATTAGTATCAACCCAACAGAAATTCCATTCTTAAACACATCAACTTATGTTGCTGGTAGATTTACATGGAATACGATTAACGTTACGTTTAGAGACCCTATCGGACCTTCAGCGTCACAAGCCCTTATGGAATGGGTTCGTTTAACTGCGGAGTCTGTAACAGGTCGTATGGGATACGCTGCGGGTTATAAGAAAGACTTAGACCTTGAAATGTTAGACCCAACAGGTGTTGCTGTTGAAAAGTGGATATTACAAGGAACATTCTTAACTGATGTTAACTTCGATAGTTTGGGATATAGTGACGATGCATTGGCAACAATCACCGCTACATTACGTCCTGATAGATGTATTTTGGTTTACTAATACTATTGATAAAAAATCATTAAGTAATATATTTAACCATAGGGTTCATTCCCTATGGTTTTTTTATATATAAAAAATGGAAGATACGTCAAGACAATACGGACAACAAGACTTTAATTTACCTCATGATGTGGTGACACTACCATCTAAAGGAAAGTTTTATAAAAATAAAAAAAAGTCTTTAAAGGTTGGTTATTTAACCGCACATGATGAAAATATATTAATTTCAGCAAGTAATAATGATAATATAGTTAGAACTTTGTTAAAAAATAAAATATATGAACCAGATTTTAATGTAGACGAACTTTTGGAAAGTGATGTTGAAGCTATATTAATATTTTTAAGGAACACATCTTTTGGTCCCGAATATAATTTTACACTTAGAGACCCAAAAACCAGTAAAGAATTTAAAAAAACCATTCTGTTAGATGAATTAGATATTACAGAACCAACAATAGAACCAAATAACGAAGGGTTATTTGAGTTTATATTACCAAAATCGGGTAAAAGAGTTTTATGTAGAATTTTAAATATAGGTGATATTAATGAAATTAATAATATATCTTCACAATACCCTGAAGGAATGGTTGCACCTATTGTAACTAAAAGACTAGAAAAACATATTGTGTCTGTTGATGATATAACAGATAGAGAGGAGATAAGTAAATTTATAATTAATTTACCTATTGCGGACTCAAAATTTATAAGAAATAAAATAAAAGATTGTGAACCACGGTTAAAACTTAACCGAATTGTAAATGCCCCGTCAGGAGAAAAAGTGGAGGTTAGAATCACTTTTGGGGCGGAGTTTTTTCGTCCTTTCTTCTGAATATAGGGTAATTCTGCTCGATGAGATTTATTATTTATGTAAACACTTACATATGTCTTACACAGAATTAATGAAAATGCCTACATACGAAAGAAAGTATTTTTTAAACAAATTAAGTGAAGAGTTTAAAAAAAGAAATGAAGCCATAGAAAATGCTAAAAGTAAAAGATAAGTATTTATAGATATAAAGTTATCTTTAAATGGCTGAAGAGAATAATACAGGAAGTGGTCGAAGTAGATTAGACCCAAGCAGACTAGACCCAACTAATGTGATGGCCGAGTCTGCCGATAAGACAAGACAGAGTGTTAAAGGTTTAACAGACGAAATTAAATTATCGGAATATAGTCTCACTGAATACGCAAAAACATTTAGAGACTCAATATCTCCTTCAAATATTTTTAAAACTAAATTAGCTCTTGAAGATTTAACTTTAACCCTAACACGAGAAACTTTAGGACAAACTAAAGTCATTTCTGAAGGAATAGAAACGGCAGTAGCTAAGGCAACACAAGACACTTCATTATACGGAATTAATGTAGATGATAATTTACGTTTAATGAAAGAAATTAATGAAGTTATGGAAGTGAATACACTATTAAGTTCTGAACAAATAACTAATATGCAATTATTGGCGAGAAGTTCGGGAGCGGCATCCAAAGATATTGCAACCATGGTTAAAGGTTTTAGAGACCTTGGAATTGGTACTGATGAAGCAATTACCAATATCCATAATATGGGTCAACAAGCAAGGTCTTACGGAATTAATGTTTCACAATTTATGGGTAAAATAAGTGAAAATCTTAAAAAATTAAGTTCATACAATTTTAGAGATGGTATCAAAGGGTTTACCGAAATGGTTGCTAAGGCTCAAGCGTTAAGAATCGATGTAGGTAATACTTTTAAAATGGCTCAAGATTTGATGGACCCTGAAAAGGCAATTGAAATGGCTGCAGGATTCCAAATGGTTGGGGGTGCAGTAGGTTCATTAGGTGACCCATTTAAGTTATTACACATGGCTCAAACTGATGTGGCTGGATTACAAGACGAATTATTAAAAGCATCCGAAAGTGCTGTTACTTTTAATGAAGAGACAGGTGAATTTGACATACCAGTTAGTGAAATGTATCGTTTAAGGGAAATGGCACAAATGACTGGTCAATCATATGAAGATATGGCTGACCAAGCAATAAAAGCAAAACAAAGAACCGAAAAATTAAAATTATTAGAAAATGCGGTTGGGGGTTATACTGAAGAACAAAAAGAATTAATCGCAAATTTATCTGAAATAGGTCCTGGAGGTCAACTACAAGTAAAACTACCTGGAATGGATGAAATGGTTGATGCAACAAGTCTAACCAAGGAACAATTAGCCGAGTTAGACGAATTACAACAAGACCAAGCAAAATCAGCAGAGGAAGTATCTCGTGAAATTAGAGACATCAACAAAGAACAATTATCTAATTTACAAATAATGGCAGGTACAAAGGCACAAATAGGTGCTACTGCATTAGTAAGTGCGACTGAAACACCACTATATGGTGATATGGCGGATGTTATGGGTTCATTTACAGAACAATATTCTGAAAGAGTATCAAAACTTACCAAGGGAAATCAAATAGGTGATTTAGGTAAAACACTAACACAAATGGTTGATGAAGGGTTTTCAAATCCAGAAACTATTAAAGCGTATGCAACAGGATACGCAAATATGATTGCGTCAACATTTGGTAACGTTAAACAAGTATTAGAACAAACAGATATATCATTAGAAGAAACTAATGTTTTTAAAAACAAAATAGATAATGTTTCATTGGCGTTAAGTAATTTATTAGGTATTGATTTAGATACTACAAATTTAGGTACTCAAGTGGATAATATTTTAAATCAACTTGATAGACTTTATATTGAACAAAATACTGAACAGAGTACAGAACGAAGTGAAGATGAATCCACTAGTTTTAATACACCATTAAAACCTGATTTTGGTGACATAAACAATGAAACAAGTATAGACAATTCGGATGTTGCCTCAATACAAGATGTTGAACCACTACCTTTAAATACTACAATAACAAATGATTATGCTGAAAATAGTGAACAAACAAGTGTTATTAGAAATATTTCAGAAGGAGAAGTAAAGGTAAATGGTACAATAAATCTAAGTTTAAATAATACTAATATGGAAAAAATAGACTTTAATCAATTATTGGCCAGTTCAGAATTTAAATCACAAGTACTTAAAATAGTATCAGGAACACAAACAACATACGGATAAAAATTAAGTATGAATCTATTTATCTATAAATAGAATTAAAATGCCAAGTGAGTTAACATTTGACGCTACTGAAAGTTTTAGAAAAAAATTATTATCGAGGAAATTACCTCCGTATAATGACGCTTTTAAACCTACAGAGTATTATAGTAATGATTTTTCTAATATAGACCCAGGCAATATAGAAGAGATTGGTAATATAGAAGAGAGTAAATTATACGTAAAAAACAAGTACGGACCTGAAGGTGTAAATGGGTTTGGTGACATTATTAATATAAATAATGATAAAGGTACTGAAACAAATAAAGGAGAATTTAATTATTATGCTTCGGAACCATCAATATCAACTGAGGAATCACAATTAAGGGCTTCAATAAAAAATCAGTATATTCCTGAAGACGGATATACGAAATTAATAAGTATTAAAGATATTGAAAAAATTATAGAACAAAGAAGTAACTACTATAGTTTTATTTCTTCAGTATATAATCCTTATAATATATTAACTGAATTAATACCGATAGGTAATAATGGACCAATAACTCAAGATTCTGATTTAGCAAAAATTGGTGCAAATCAATTAAAAGAACAATTTGGGTATAGATTAGGGGATGAATTAAGACAACAAACCGTAGGTAGAATAAATGCGTTAGATGCGTTAAACGACCCATTTGATGCGTTGGCAATTGCAACAGGAAATCGAAGTATTATTGAAAAAGATTACCATATATCAGTACCTGCAAATATTATAGGTAAAGGATTAGACTTTTTAAGTAGACTTTCAGGTGTATACTCACCATATTCTTGGATTCAGGGAGACTATTTTAGTCCTGAGATTTTACAAACATCAGAACAACAGGCATCAAATCAAGAAGGTGAATATTCAGATAGAGGAAGTATAAAAACGCAAACAAATAGACAAGCTTCCGACTTGATGTTAAAAAGTACAGGTAAAGGACAATCAGGAAGACTATTTTCAAACTTAAGTTATAATAAATTAAGACCGGATTACCAACAAGTTAACGATAAAGCTCCTGTGGGTAGTTATTACTTAGGTAGTAAAATTTTAACAGTTCAGGATATTATATCACCTTCAGATGCTTTACCTATAAATAATTCAGGAGTTAAAGTCGAAACTCCTATATATGGTTACAGCGCTCTTGGTAATGAATACGAAAATAAAGAAGCGTCAAATAATTTTAAATTCGGTTTAAACGGTAATAACTTATTTACAGGTACTCAAGTATATAGTAATAATAGTTTCGACACTAATAGATTACAAGGAGGTTTTACTTGGGTAACTGAAGGGTCGTCAGACACCGCTAAGAAATCACCAACAAGAGGAGGGGGAGTGAACTCAAACGTGCAAACACAAGGGGGTGTTACTGACCTTTTAAACTCTTTATCTTCTTACGGTTCAGAATCAACAATTGATAACGGATACGACTCAACACCCAAATCTAATTCATATACCTTCACAAAGGGTTCAATCTTAGATAATACCCAAAGACTAATTAAAGCCGCTGAAAATCTTAACGGAGATAAAAAACTACAACATGTTGGAAACGCTATAAGTCAAGTATCAAAAGTTTTTAACGATGGTACACGAGAAATGACTAAAGGGTCTATGGTTTACAAATATGAAGATTTAAGTAATGGTAGTATAGTGGGTACTGAATACTGTAGAGTCTTTTCTAAAGATAGGACTTATTCACACAATAAATTTTTACAAAAAACCGAAGGAGCGGTAGACCATAACCGAAGGTTTAAAAATTCTATATTTAATAATACGTATAACTTAAATATAGCCCCATGGAGAGACGAAACATCGTCAAACATTCAAGAAGGAGAAGTCAAAAAATACATGTTTTCTATTGAAAATTTAGCTTGGAGAACCTCAAGTAAAAAGGGATATACTTATCAAGACTTACCTGTATGTGAAAGAGGACCCAATAAAGGTAGAATAATGTGGTTTCCTCCATATGATTTAAAAGTTTCAGAACAAAACTCAGTTAATTGGACATCTAATGAGTTTTTAGGTAGACCAGAACCAATTTTCACATATAATAATACTGTTAGAAACGGTTCATTAAGTTGGAAAATAATTGTAGACCACCCATCTATTTTAAATGTGATAGTAGACAAAGAATTGAAAAATGAATCCAACAAATCTAAAATTAACGATATAGTTGATTCGTTTTTCGCAGGATGTAGAACATACGATATGTATGAATTGGCTACAAAATTTCCACAATTCTCACCTAGTGACATATATGAAATAATAGAAAAAACTGATAATGTAAAAGAATATTATGAGTACACTAAAGAAATACCTAGAGTAGACATAATAGAAAAAGAACCAATAATAGAAGAATACGTTAATAAAGTTGACCCATCAGATTATAGTTATTTCTTTTATTTTGATAATGACGTACCTGGTCCTAAAAATGCTGGTATATCAGAACCAACACCCGATTACCAAAAACATTTAAATGAATATATTAGTAGTTTAGAAAGGTATAAGAAATACTGTAAACCTGAGTATGAAGAACCTATTGTAAACTTTTTTGAAACATTTATTAAAAATATAGAGACTAAAACAATCGAGTTAACCAATAAGATTAAAACAGCTTTAGATGAAGGGGCAACAGTAAATGTTGTAATGTACGGTTCGGCTTCGGCACCAAATTCTGTAGATTATAATGCGACTTTATCACAAAGAAGGTTAAAATCTGTTGAACAATATTTTTATACATTTATTGATAAAGAAAAATACGCAGATAAATTTACAATAACTTTTGTTGCTCAGGGTGAACAAGCAGATGTTTATACACCTGACGGTAATGGGCCCTTTAAATGTACCGAAAGTTTAGGGGGATTACCCGATAGTACCTATTCGCCCACAGCAATGGCGTGTAGAAGAGTTAGGATAGATGTGGAAGAAAAACCGACACCAGAAATAGAAAGAAGAGAAATACCACAATTTGAAGAAGTTACAACAATAGACAACGTTACGGTTACGGGATATAACGAAACTCAAGTCACAACTAATACCACCGAACAAAGAACAGACGTGGCAAAAAGAATACTGAGAAAATTATTAAGTGAATGTGATTATTTTTCTATGATGAAAGAAGATAGTCCAATGGTTTATAAAGGAATACAAGAAAAAATTAAGTACTTCCAACCGGCATTCCACTCTATGACACCTGAAGGACTTAACTCAAGATTGACATTTTTACAACAATGTATCAGACCTGGAGATACTATACCTGTAATAGGTCCCGATGGAAAACCAAAAGAAGGTGGTGTACAAAATACTGCGTTCGGAGCACCACCTATATGTATATTAAGAATTGGAGACTTTTACCACACTAAAATTGCTATAAATCAAATGTCTATAAACTTTGACCCACTACAATTTGATTTAAATCCTGAAGGTATTGGAGTACAACCGATGATTGCAGATATAAACATGAGTTTTTATTTCATAGGGGGACAAGGTTTACAAGAACCGGTATCTAGATTACAAAACGCCTTATCATTTAATTATTATGCTAATACTGAAATGTATGACGATAGAGCAGTACCAACCGAAAACAGGTCTGAAATTGATGAAGAGGTTATGAGAAGGGTTGAAGACGTTCAGGGTTTTAGTGTTGCGGATGGTAAAATTGAAAGACCAGAAGAAGCTAATGACACTATAGGTGAAATATTAAATACTACACTTGTGGGTAATAATCTTACCGGTGAAACAAAATATAGTGAAATTGTTAAAGAATTAGTGAGTAAATCTGAAACGTATGTACAAAACACTATTAGTACTGTTGAAACAATAAATAATGATAATTCTTTAATTGGTCTTTACTACTTCACAAATAGTAGAAAATATTTTTATGGTTTGATTACGGGAGAATTAGATAATAATGATGTTTTAGAAATTAATATTTTTGGTAAACCTGAAAATATACAAAATCTAACAGATACATTATATGACAATTTAACTAATGATATAAGTGAAAATACAAATCCATTTTTAGTTAAATTAAATCAAAATGATTTTAAAGAATCAGACAAGAAAAAGTTTAAAAGAAACTTACAAAATTATATAGATGAATCAATATTAAAATTTAATACCGATTTAAGTAGTCATATGTCTGATTTAGTTAAAAATCAATTAAGCTTGATTAGAACTATTGATAAAATAAATTTAATTACAACAGAAACCGATGGGTTTAAAAACAAATCGGGAAACAACATAATTTTAGAATTAACAGGTACCACAAAGGTGGACCCCTCATCAAGTCAATCAAACACTTTAGACGAATTACTTAGTGACGTACAAACCGTTGGTTATGATTTACAATTTTTCTATAATCGTTTGTTTGGAGTAGACAATAGTAGTTTATTGATTGATAATAAAGATTTATATTCAGAATTTTTAGAAGGTAATTTTAACACAGAACCTCAAACAAGGTTTTGTACAATAGCTTATAAAGATATTTTAAAAGAACCTGAAAATTTTATAAAGAAAATATTAGGTGATGAACTTTTATTAAAACCTGAATGGGTAACTTATGTAAATAAAATCATATATGGGGTTCCAGAAATTCCAGACATTAATTTAGACCTACCATTAATTTTGGGTTCAGAAACTCAAACAAATACACCATTATTTGAAGGTATAAAAGGATTAAGAGATGTATACTCCGATTTAAGAAACAAAGGGATAAAAGAAGTAAAATCTTTTAAAAATAACGATAATGTTAAAAAGTTTAGTTTATATCAACCATTTAATTTAGATAAGGAAAGAATCTTTAATTACGTCCAACCTCCTGTAACCTCTGTAAATTCTACAAAAAATAATTACTTTAATATAACGTACAAAGGAGTTAACTCAGAGAGTAATAAATTTAACCAAAAATACACATTTAATTAATGCAGTACTACAATAGATATAAAAATTTTTTGGTTAATGGAGAACAAACCGTAGTTCCGTTCGTTAACATACCATTCAAGCCGACTGATAAAAGATACATATATCGGTTAGGAAGGAGTAGATTAGATAAAATAAGTTTTGAGTTTTATGATTCACCATATTTTGGATGGTTAATAATGGCCGCAAACCCAAAATTTGGAGGACTCGAATCAAATATTGATGATGGTACGGTACTATCAATTCCATACCCTTTAATTAATTCATTACAAGATTATAAAAAAGCATTAGATACACATTTCTTCTACTATGGCAGATAACAAATTTTATAATAATCAAAAAATTTATGTAGAGACCGATTATGAAAACATTATTATCGTAGACCCAAATAAAGTCATTGATTCCGATAATAAAGTTCAAGAAAGATTGGTTAATCATGAGGAGCTTGTAAAATATGTAAATTTGGAAGCTAAAGTTTTACCTAGAACTAAGTTAGTTGTTGGTGATAATTTTGATGACACGGTACAAAATCTTAGGGTTGGTACTATGAGTAATGATGATAAAAGAAAAATAAATTTTCTTTTTCCTGAGGGTAAAGATGGGTATGACACGTCTTGGACTGAAGAAATTACAGGTAATGACTCATTAATTGGTAAGGGTTTAAATCAAACTAAATTAACTGAAGTTGGACAAGGGGAAAATAAAAGTGTTGTTAGAACAATAACCAATCCTGAAGATACACAATTATTGGGGATTACAAATGTGCAGATAAAAATAAATACAGCATTTGCACCTCAAGTAACTATTGAAATGGTTGATGTTCAAGGAAGAACATTATTTGAACAAGGAGAAAACTCACCATATAGTGCATTTATGCAATTACCATATCCATTATTTATTTTAACTATTAAGGGATATTTTGGTAAGGCTGTAAAATATGAATTAATGTTAAAGGATTTTAACGCTAGATTTGATTCATCTGATGGTAATTACAAAATAACAACTAATTACATCGCAAGAACTTATGCTATACTTTCAGACATTTCTTTAAATAATTTATATACATTACCACATATGTACCAAAAAAGTTTTGAGGTTAATGGTACTACAACAACAAATAGTGGTGGACAGGGACAACAAACGAGTGAAATTAATACACTACAATCGACAAAAGGAACTGAAATACTAAAACAAGTTTATAGTGATTATAGGTCAAAAGGTTTGATTGGGGACGACTTCCCAAACCAACAGACTAATCCGCTAACCCTACCAGTGTTAGAAAAAAAATTAGAAAATTTTGACAGATATGTTATGGAAAGTTACAGTCAAGAAGATATGTCTGTACTAATAGATATTAGTGAATTTACTAATACCATTAACAAATATCGTAGAGACGTCTTTGGTGGTAATAGCGAGTGGTTCTCAAAGTATATAGACAAAGACAACACACTAATACCAATAGATAAAAATAAATCCATATTATATGGTTTTAAAAAAAATCTATCTTTAGAACAAATAAAAAACTCAATTACTGAACTTGAAGCGATAATAACAAAAAATAATGATATTATAAAAACAGACGCGACTTTTGGTGAAAACGGTAGTTGTGTGATTAACGGAGAAAAAGTAGACTCAAGTTTATCTTTTGATTGTGGTATTGATAATTTTATTACCACAATTAATAGTCTTGATGAAATAGACTTAAATACCACATATACTAAAATTAATAGAAGACCACCACAAGACGAAATAGTACTTGATAATTTTAGACAAAACTTAACAACTCAAATAATAACAGAAGGGATTGTTATTGATTTTAACACTAAAAACGTTGAAGAAACATCAGGTTCGAACACATTTTTTAAATTTGGTAATCTAAATGGAAGTGCTAGTTTAGAAAATGGAAGTTTTCTAAAAAAGATACAAATTTTAGAAGACAAATTTCAAAAACAAAAGAAAATAATAGAAGACAAACTTTCAGTTGCGCTTGCTGAAAAAATAAAATCGCCAACAGGGTTAGGATTTAACCCAACCATAAAAAACGTTATGGCGGTTATTTGCGCGAATACGGATGCGTTTTTTAGATTAATGGACAATGTACATGAGGATGCGTGGAACAAAAGAGAAGACCCAATAAGATTGGATGTTATATTAGGTAATAATGTGGATAGTGTCGAAACAAAAGATAATGTACAAGGAGTTAGTGATGATGGTTTACAAACTAATTTAAATCCGGTTTATCCTTGGCCACAATATGTGGAAGAAACTATTGACGAAAAGGGTAACACACAATATGAAGACAAATATCCAGGTGATGTAAATTGTATAAATAGAACACAGGCTTATCGTTATGATGTTTGGCCTGAGGTAGAATTTGTTGAGGAGTACATAAGAGCCGCGATAGAAGTTGAAGAACAAAACATAGATACGAATAATCCAAATGAAGGAACTGAAACGCAATTTATATCTGCTAATTCTATTTTGTTCCCATTCTCTAATAATGTTTATACCAACAAAACAATTGTACCGTTTTTTTATGAAATATTAGAAAGGACTCTATTATCATCTAATTATACAAATCTTTATAAAAATAGTGGATACGCTGAGAGTATATATAGTGTATTGGCCGACTTTGAGAAATTAAACATACAAAACGCGTCTTCAGATTCTATAGAATTATTACAAACACTTAAAAACTTTTCATTTACCTATGAAAACTTTATAAGGTATATACAATCAATATCCAATAACGGAAGTTTTAATCTATTAATTAGGAATGAATACGTTACACCATACATAAAAAATAGTGTAAAAAATAGTTACGGAATATATAATACAAGTTACATAACAGAAAACCCAACAACAGTTGAAGGGTCCACAGATTCATCAGATAAACTCAAAAAATATCTAAAGTCCAATATATCAAACGAAAATGGATTTTTAGATAAGTACCCATTCACAAATCTTAATTGGGTAAAAAATAATTTATCTGAAGGTAATAAAATAAATGAAGTTTCAAAATCAAATTCGACTACCCAAATATATGATTTTATCGAAGGTCAAAAAACTATAGCTTCATTTAATATTACAGATAAAGAGTTAGATAAAAAATTATATACATATTTTGAATGGATTACAAATGTTAGCAGTAATCCAGAGCAAAAAATAACAAATATTACCGATTCTATAAATGGAGGGATTGATGATACAATCATATCAAATCAAGAAGTTATAAATTACTATACAGAAAGAACAAATAAAAAATTATACATTACTGAAAGTAAGTTAAATTATGGTGTAAATTATGATAAGACAGTAAATAATTTAGTGTCTGAACAAACAACATCGTTATTGAATACTCCTTATTTTATTAATGCCTTATTAAAAGGCGTTAATAAACATAAACAAGGAGAATTAGACCCATATACTACTTTAGGTTATTTATATTTAAATTCATTACCTTTACCAACGCTAAGAGAAAAATTTAAAAGTTTTGAAAACGGAACAACGACAAATTTAGATTATATATTCGCAGGTCTTAATAAATTTTCGGCATTACATAAAGTACCATATTTTTGGATATTGAAGTATGGGTCTATATGGTATAGATATAAGAAATATCATGAAAATAGTATTGATATTATTTCCGATGTTTGGGATAATTTTGATTATGTAAATGCTTATGACCCTATTACAAATAATAGAAATAAATTATATAATATAAAAAATTTTAAGGGGGAGGAATATCAGTACAGACAAAAAACAACAACTAATTCAGTATTAAACGACCCAACACCTATTAGTATTGAAACGATAGAACTAAACAACGGACTATACCCGAAGGTTATAAACGACATATATTGGTACTTTACAAATAAAGACATTTTTTCAAATTACACGACAGAAGAATTTGAAGAAGCATATACAAACAGAAACTTAAAAATACTCTCGGATAGTAAAAATAGGATTAGTGAAGAATACGGATATGACCCGTTAAACCCAAACAGAGAATTAGATATCAGGAATTGGTCACAATATTTTGATATAAAAGGAAATACTGAATTTGATGATTACGATAAAGATAAAATTTTAATTATACCATCTGTTGGGGATTTAAAATTTAATCAAAGTAAGTTTGAATGCTTCAATAGTGGTGGTGTGTTAACATTAGATATCATTGATAATGATTCAGTATATAATGGTACCGTTAGAAGTTTATGGGGAGCACCTAACTTTGGGTATTTTAATAATAATTTGGTAAAAATGCCGAATTATAACGAGTATTTAAAAACTATCGACCCAAATACAGACAACCAACAAGCATTTAACTTAAAGGATAATACAGACCAAACTTTTTATGACAGTATAGAGGAAATGTTCAACGTTTTCACTAAAGACATGTTAGATGATTTTGAAACACATTTCTTAAACTTTTGTAAACCAAAAAATGAGTTTGAATCCGACATTGTAGGTAGAGGAGGTCAAACATTTGAAGAATTTATACAAGAACCACAGTTTCAAGACCTGTATACTTTTAATGAAGAAACTAACCAAAAAGAATTACCGATTACTGAATTGTATAAATTAAAAGCGTTATATAGTAATCAAACACCATCTTTAGGTAATGTTCCGACAATTAACCCATACGAAATTAGTCTTTATTCCGTAATAAAAAGTTTATTTATAATTGATAAACCTACTATCGGGGATGATAGTTCTCAAAATATTAAAAACATCTCAGATAAACAAATTGATAGTTTTGTTAGGTCACACAAAGTAAATTTCTTAACAAAAGAAATAATTCTTAAAATAGGTAACCCTGGTAAATATGATAGAAAAGTATATAACTCATTTAGCACTTCAGAATCATTTTATAAAGTAGATAAGTATGAATTTGGAAGTTATGTTTCAAACACATTACCGACTAGCGGTAATAGTGTGACATTATTGGATAGTATCATACAAAACCCAACAGCTTGGCGAGCAATGTATTTATATGTTGGTGAATATAATGATGAAGACAAACTAACATATAAAAATGATGGTTCATATATAACTGACTTTTTTGTTGATATGGATATAGAGTTTAGTGAAGAGAATGTGGTATTGTTAAATAATATAATAAAATTATATGCAAGTAAAAAACTTGAAAATAATAGTTTATCTAAGGAAGAGTTTAATACATTATTTAATGATTTTTTAATTGAACAACGAGATTTTCAAGAAAACATACTTAATGAAATTTTTATTAAATTAAATAAAGATTTACCATCAGTAACAACAACACAAAAAGATAATGATTCATTAAGCGCTACTGACGGAGAGTTAGAAAAAATATCATTATGGAAAACTTTCCAAACAATGAATGATAAATGGATTTCAGGTCAAGATTTTAAAACAAGAACAATATTTGAAGATTTTTTATTTTTAGATAGAGCAAATAGACCTATAGGTGATTTAGTTGTGATTAATATATACGAATTATTAAGTTTCCTAAAGACTAGAAACTCAGACGCTACGGTCTATAGTTTAATGGGTAGTATATATGAAAAAAATAATTTTGTATTTATGCCAACACCTGTTTATACTAATTTCTATGGACTTAATGATAGAACTAAAGAAGGGGAGGTAATATACCAAGATATACCAAATGATACTTTTGGTACATTTATGGAGGTAGATACAAGAGATACAAGACCAAGGATGTTAGGAATATATGTTGGTGAACCATCAACAAACTTAGACATGAAAGAAAATAAAAATGTTAAAAAGAATGATGATTCATTTGATATAACTAGGCCTTCAGGTAATCCTTTAGTTGAATCTACCAACAATAAAAGTGACTATGCTGATGGTAATAGATGTGTCGGATTTAATGTTGATTTCGGTACAAGAAACCAAGGAATCTTTAAGTCGATATCATTGGATATGCAACAACATAAAAACATTGCACCTACATTCCAAGTATTAGCCGACTTAGGTTCACAAGCATCAGGACAAAAAGTAGCACAACAATCACAGTCTTTATATAATTTTTATAGGAGTAAAAGTTATACTTGTCAAATTACTAGTATGGGTAATGCAATGATACAACCCACAATGTATTTTAACTTACAAAGAGTTCCACTTTTTTATGGACCATATTTAATTATGAGTGTTAATCATACAATAAATTCTAATGATTTTATTACACAATTTGAAGGTATAAGAGTTTCCAAATATTCATTACAGCAACCCAATCAATTAGTAATTAGTGCCAATAAAAAAATATTAGAGGCTTATAAAAATAAATTAAGAAAACAGTCGGGAGAAACTATTACTGGTAATACTAACGGAGGAATATCTACAAGCACTGACCAAATAGGTTTAGACGAAAGTAGATGTGAAGGTTTGAGTAAATACCCACTAAAAGAATTTTTACCATTGAATAGTACGGAAATTAATACATTAAAAACAATTACCGCATTAAATAATACAACATTAAATAACGATATGAAAGTATTCATATATGGTTTAACTATGAAAGGTAAAAATAGTGTAAAAGTATTAAATAACAATTTAGTTGGTATAAATATTAATGATTTAAATAGTAATTTAGCTAATAATTATACAGACGGACAATTATGTATAAAAACACAATCAGGAAATGTTGGGTGTTTAGCTTCTTTTAATAGTGTTAGTGACTGTATTAATATGTTGGCAGATAGATATAAAAATCAAGAAACATTACTTAACGATTTAAAACCACTTTCTAATCCAAATACCATAGATGGTAGGGCAATTGCAATGTCTAGATTATTGTATAAAAACATTTACAAAAATAAAATAACCGGTAATAATGGGAGCACAATAAAAACTCAAATAAATGAACTATTGTCAAAAGATAGTAATTTAGAGACTAATTTTAATAATTGGACCGACATATTCAAAAACTCAATTAATAAATTGTCAAATTGAATATTTGGTTAGAGTAATATATTTATATAAAAAAGAATAATATGGATATTAAAAACTTATTAGATAACTATCTTCAAAAAGATGCGAGATTAACTGAAACTGATAGAGGTAATGGTTATAAAGAAGTATGTGATTTAGATACCGGTGATTGTTATACAGTTAGAATGAGAGACGGATTAATAGAGAGAGTTGATAATACTATGAATTTAAATAAAACCCTTAGAGTGGAAACACCTACAGGGATGAAAACACTTTTAAATGGTTAAGATATGTCAGTAAACAAAAAAATATTAAATGAAATTGAAAGATATAAATCAATTTATCAATACATAACAGAACAAGAAGAAACAGCAGATTTACCCCCATTATCTGGTGAAGCCGGCGATACGGCAACGGACACAGGATTAGACACTGAAGGAGGTACTGAAGGAGGTACTGAAGGAGGTACTGAAGGTGGTGCTGAAGAAGTTCCAGAGCCTGTTGATATTGAATCAGACCCCGATGTTGAAGTTGTTGGTGGTGAGGGTGAAGAAACATCTATAACTGATGATGGTGGAACGGAAGGTACTGAAGAATTAGATGTTACAGAACTAGTAACAACACAAAAAAACATATCAGACAAACAGGATGAATATATGGACACTATGTTTAGTAAACTTGATGACTTAACAAATAAATTAAGTCAAATGGATGGTATTATACAAAAAATTGACAACTTAGAACAAAAAGTTGAAAAATATAGACAAAAGTCACCCGAAGAAAAGTTACAGTTAAGAAGTTTAGATAGTTATCCATATAGTCAAAAATTGACAGATTTTTTTATGGACAAACAGGATGAATTTGAACAGACAGGAAAAAAAGAATATATTTTAACAAGTGATGAAGTTGAAAATTATTCGGATGCTGACATTAAAAAATCTTTCGACAGACCGTTTGAGAATGAAGAAAGAATGTAAATATCGTATATCGGAATATGGAATAAAAGACTGTCGTAAGATGGTCTTTTTTTTTTGTTGTGATTTGACTTACCGTTTTTCGTTGTTATATTTTACTTGAGTAACAGATAAATTTTTAACGAATAAAAGAAAAACAAAATGGCAAATGCACTCGACGCGGTACTCGCACAGTACGAAAAGAACACAACA